TAGTCCTTATAGATTCATGTGGAAAGATATAGTAGTTCACCAGTCAGAAGATAGGAAAAAGGTTGATTTATGTGTATTGGAGTTTCCACGAAGTTCCATACGTGCGCACAGTCATTTAGAGAAAATGATTGCTCCCAAAGAGTGTTTAGATTATATAATTTCTCAGAAGCAATTAACTGGTATTTATTTAAAGAAACCATTGAGAGATATTTACCCTGATGGACCAGTTAAACCTATTGATGTGTATTTGAATATGCAACCTGATGTGGTTAGTTATGTAGATAGACCTTCTTTTAGCCGAGAAATGTCAGACGGTAGGCTTATTACTGACTCTACTGAAACTCCTAGATATTCATATTTAGCTTGGGGTTTAAGAGGCATGAATACGCATTTTGAGACAAATAGCGGCGATTGTTCTTCACCTTGCCTCTTGACGGATCCCAGAAAGAACTTTTGTATCAATAAGGGATATTTGCAAGCTGCTCAACCTTGGATTGTCTATTTACACAGCGCTAAACACGGGACTGTTCCTAGAGGAATTCCCATTTTCCGTGAACTATTTTCTGATGTCTTTGATAGAATGAAAACCAAAGTTAGTCCCTTATTAACCAGGATTGAACGTGATCTTGCTCACGCCGAAGAAGTGATGGCAGAGGAGTTAGAAGTTACTGTTCCAAATGGTGCTGTTCTTGAGATTATAGAAGAAAATGTACAGTTGGATAAGGTTCATTATACTGAATGTGCAATCAAGGCCGACATTAATCTATATCCAATGTCTAATATTAAGCGTAGCAAGTTATACGGAATTGAAGAACGTTTACGTGCTCCAGCCAGATTGAGGAATTTTGTTGATCCGGAGACTGGTGAGGAAGTGAATGTTTTAGGCAGAGCCGAAGAAAAATACGGTTCGAATAATGTTTGTCCCAACTTGCAATTGGTAAATTCCGTGATACATAATGTTGTTAATAGGATGTTTAACGATAATGATGCGGAAAAACGAGTTTCGGTTTTGAGCCTAGAACAAGCATTACTAGGAGATGTTGGTCATAACCTCAAAGGTATTGACATGCAGACTTCCGCAGGAATGCAACTTCGCCTATTGGCTAAGAAATTTGGCTTTATAGGCAAGGGTAAGACTTTTATGTTGGACGCTGAAGGAAAAATCCAACCTGAGTTTATGCGTATTCTTACAAGATTGGTTAATGAAGCCGAGAGTATATTAGCTAATGGTGACAGGATTAGTAATGTCTACATAAATAATTTAAAAGACGAACTAGTTCTAAAAGCTAAGGTCAAGATAGGTAAGACGAGGTTGTTTTGCTCGTCAGACTTTATTTACTTGATTTTATGTCGTATGTACTTTGGCGCTTTTGCCGGTTGGAATTTTCGCGGAAGAATCCGTAACGGTATTGCTATAGGAGTTAATGTATATTCCCGAGAATGGGATGCACTGTATCACAGAATGAACGATTTTACAAAGAAATTTGTTTTTGGTGATTACAGTGGTTTCGATAAGTTGCAAAAGTCTTATTTAATGAGATCATGTCTGATGGGCATACATCGCTTTTACGGCGACATAGAAGGTAGCCGTGATTGGCTAATACGAATGATGTTGTTTGAAGATATGGCCTCAAGTATACATTTGACAGTCCGGAACGGAAGATTGTACATATATGAGTGGGAACATGGTAATACATCAGGTAATTTTTTAACTGCCATTATAAATTCCTGGGTGAATATAACTATTTTACATTTGAGTTCTGTTTATGCTCAGTTGTTACACAAAGGAATTGATCCCCTTGATGCTACTCCAGTTGATTATAATTGGGAAGAAGTTGAGGAGAACATGATCTATATAGTTCTTGGGGATGACGTAATCGTAGGTTTTAAAGGAGTTTTAAGTTCTTATATGAATTTTCAAGTTATGGAATATGTGATTCCTAAATATATTGGACTTACGTTTACCGATGAGTTGAAGGGAACTGATGGTAAAGAAGTTCCCCCTTTCCGTGCTTTATTGGATGGTAGTTTCCTTGGTAGGAAATTTTCTCCGGTAAAGTGGAGAGGCAAGGAAAAGATTTTTGCTCCACTTAGAATGTACTCGGTAATTGAACATGTGCAATGGGTCAAAGGTTTAACAGATTCTGAGATTGAAGTTGCAAAAGTTGAATTACTTTTGTTAGAGTTATCAGAATACCCTCGGGAGGTATTTGATGCTCGGGCCACACGATATGCGGAGGCATGTCGAGAGGCATATAGGCG